TATGCTATCTCATGTAAGGATTGTGGAACATTAACCACTTCTACTCCTTCTTTCGTGTTAATCACGATGTCTTCATTCATTTTCATTTTAATCTCCATTGGTGGATCGAACCAGTCATCATATAGACCGTCATAATCGGGTGTAATAATGACTTCACTCATTATAGCACACTATGGACCAGTTGTTTGTGAAGCACTGGTTGGTGTTCTATCACCCTTTTTAGTCTTACCGTCCTTTGTGAAAGGATTATATCTTGTTCCGTCAGCATTTTTTCCAGGAGTTACTTTTGGTGTAGGTTTCTTGGTTTTTGGTCCACCCATCCTTCCAGGCATACCAGGATCAGCAGCAGTTCTTTCTTTAGAACCATCAACTTTATCCTTTGGATCTCCATATTTCTTCCTAGCACGTTCAACTCTAGGATCAACATATTTTTGTTTACCAGCTTTATCTTTATACCACATTCCTTCTTTCACATCATCATCTTTTTTCTTATCCTTATCCCAAGATTTTTCAACTTCATCAGGATCGGATATAAGCATAGGGTTCTTAGCACCCATAGCACGAATCTTATTCTTAATAGTATTGATCTTAGCATAATATCCACGCATATCCTTTTTCTCTTCAGGCTTCTTCTCACAATCAGCAGTATTAACTGTTGATTCTGAATATTCTTCAGATTTCTTTTTCTTACTCTTACATGCTGCTTTTTCTGAAATTATATCAGAAAACTTTTGATGTGCAAATGATGCATAAATTCCTCCTCTACCTTTAGGAGTATTATCCTTTTCACTATCTGTTGGTGAAACTTTAACTGCTCCAGATTTGTAATTGTCTACATCTGCACCAGTTACTTTAGTTCTTCCTTTAGGTTCTGTTGTTACAGTCCCATCTGCAAGAAATGCTTCCTTTATCTTTTGATCTGCTCTTTTACGAATTGCAGATCCTATTGACTTACGACGTTTTAAAAGATACTTATCACTCTTATCATGATCACCATCATTATCAATATCCTTATCTTCCTTTCCAACAGGATCTAAACCACGTTTTACCTTTGCAGTTTGTTCTCCTTTATTACGCTCACCTTCATAAGGTTCACCGTGTTCTGTCATTTCAACAGATTTGATATTAGGATTGCCACGAAGTTGTGTAATTTTTTCACGAGTAGCAAAACGAACATATGACTTACCAGTTTTATCAGTAACTCTTACTTTATATTTTTTAGTATCTTCTTCATCTAATTGCTGAAGATAAGCAAGTTCCATTTCAGCATCTTCTTGTTCAGCGAATACCTTATATAATGCATTGGCTAAATTGGAAGTTGCCCAATCATCTGCACTAGTAGTAAATTGTTCTTTCACACCACCACCTTCTTTACCAAATAACTTTGCTCTAACAGCAGTTCTTTCTGCTTGATTTAAATTACTATTAGACATATATTGTGAAAAAGCAGCTTTAAGATCAATATCCTCTCTTCTCGCACGATACCTTATATCATATACAGCTTGTCTAATTCTCTTCTCAGAATTTTCCTCTGGAGAACCACCACCCTTTTTACCCTTTGCCTTAGCCGCAGGTGCAGCAACAGGAGCGTGTTTTCTTGCTGGTAATTCTTCAACGATATTTTTACTCATTGGAAAACTTCACTACTTTTTTCTTATCTTATATTTATTTATGAATTGTATTCCCCAGCTACTTCCAGGAACCATAGACTCAACGTATCTGCGATGTGCATCAGTACCAACTAACCTTTGAGTTGCAGGTACTCCAGATGGACTAAGTGCATTTAAAATAGATTCAGTTACATCCTTAATCCAAGATTTGAACATAATATTATCCTCAGTAACACAGATTAAATGATTAGCACCTCTACGAATAATACGTCCAATCAAACCTGTATTTACATCCTCTACTTTAGTTCCAATATCAAAAATTTCTTTTTTAATATATGCTTCACGAAGATTTTCTGGATCTTCTTTAGGAGCAACTTCCCAAATATTCCAACACTCATTAACTTCTTCAGCACCCATTGCCTGTCGAAGATTTAAAAAATAATCTTTTGCATCTTTTCTCTTCATTATAGGCACTAAATCCATTGCCAATAAAGGTTGTCCACTTTCATCAACTAATGCTTCTCCAGTTTCTGGATCTACTTCTACTAATTGTTCTCCATTTTCATCTACTGCTGGTTGTTCTGTATGAAGTTGATTATAAAAAGTTTTAAAATCTCCTTCTAATGCTGCTAATCTCATTCTAGAAGCAGAGTATCCTTCCATACCTTCAGAGTCATCTTCTCTTGCACCTGATGATATAGTTTCTAAACCATCAAACTGATATAACTGTCCATTATAATTTTGAGATAATTTATCAAACTGTTTTACTCTATCATCACCAGCAACAATTCTTACATTAGTATATCCATCATTATGTGCTTTCTTTAATACATCAAAGATGGTTCTATTTTGAGGATCATTTACAATCTTTGCACTATGTTCTGGAAACAAAGATCTCATTGTAGCAATTTTTGAATCAGCATCAAATGGATTCTTTTTAGGATCATTAGTACGAGAAGGGACTATTACATAATCATCACCTTCAGCCTCTACTGATTGTGCAGCAACATCCATCAATTTACCATGACCAGCATGTGGTGGATTAAATCTACCAAAACCTATAGTTAGTGTTCCTCTTGTTTTGGGAACAGGTGGAGGACCAGCAGCGAGATCAGGACTCTGAAGTTGAGATTGAACGGCTGCCTGTTGATCTGCTGCAGCTTGTTCTTCTTGTGCTGCTATTTCTTCTGGTGAAGGTTCTGCTGGAGGTGCTTGCTGTCCTTCAGGAGGAACTTGAGTATTTGGATCTGAATAATTCTTTTCTTGCTCAGACTGTGCAGGATCTTTCATTCCTACAACTTGTCTCTTATTATAAAACTTTAAAGTTCCCTTTACAGTTTTTGCTATAAATTCTCCACTCGATCTATCATACCATCCACCATGCCCATCACCTTCCAATCCAAGTCTAGATGCTTGTTGGGAAGCACTGGTTTCAGTTAAAAATTGTAAAAAGGATTTCATTAGTTCTGTATTAATCTCAATTTAATAGATTGCTTATTAACAACAATGTATTCTAATATTTGATTCTTCTTTACCTTATATTTATCATCTTTCTTACCTGTTAGACATAAATGCACGAAAGTAAGAAAATTTTCAAATAAATTCCCTCTAACTCTCTTTAATTTTTTAAACTCAATGATGAGTTGATCTACCATTTTATTCATAAAGAAAATCCCAATTTATCCGATTTAGATTCATATCCATTTTTAGATCTAAAAAATAAGTTGTTTATGGAAACATTACCAGAAGTTGCTTCAGTAACAAATGATGGTATATTATTCATAATATTAAACTTAACAAAATAAATTTCATCATTCAAAACATCATTAACTATATTTTTAAATTTTTGTGATACTAAAGTTTGCTTTGAATAATTTACAAGTTCTTTCTCGCATAAGTAAGATATTTCTCTTACTGTTATATTTTCTTTGTTTTTTAGTCTAGCATCTGTGTTTATAAGATCTTCAAATAATTCTTTTGATGGAATATATGCTGAAGAAGTATTAGCAGAATTAGCTGCTATCTGATTTATAATACCTAGTCTAACACAAGCTTTAATTGGACCTTGTACCATAGTATTATTATGTATTTCATTCATAATAATAAACTCTCTATCAGAAGAGTATTTATTTGCAAGATTTGAATTATTAAGTATACGTGGAACCAAATCATTCATCTTAAGAGTATTGCTAGTTCCTTTAGATTTTCCAGAAATTTTTATTTGTTTTTCCAATGTAATAACATAATAATCTAATAGAGGTTCAGCACTTGAAGATGGTATAAGAATATCAGAAGAATTATTAACATTAAGACCAAATTTAGTAAGACCTCTTTTAACAGAATAAATTGGTCCAATAACTTCACTAAAATCTTTAACTATAGATGCCATTGGGAGTTGTGTATTATCATATCCAGTAATACCTTTATTACCATCTACAGCAAAATCAACTAACTCCAACAAATATTCTTGTAACTCACCTTTAATATCCTGCCTAGAAATAATTGCCTCTCTAACTTTAGAAATATAATTTATAATAGAAAATTTTTGACCAGACAATCCAAAAGATTGTGGTTTTAAATTTATATTCCCTAAAGATCTAGGTTTAACTAAATTATCAATATTAGTATAATATACCTCTTCACCAACTCTTATAGCAACTCTAGTATGTGAAACAGATTCACTATCAACATAAGTTACTGGAGTATCTTTACGTAAAGTACCTACAGGTCTAACAACTTCACTTTGATAATAAGATGCTGATGTTTTTATAACCGTTTGTATTTCTCCTAGTCCTCTCCAATTTTTATTCCAATTATTTACACCTTTACTGGCAGCCATTAGTTTTTTTAGATATTTATTTAATACTACTTAAATTCTTTTTCAATATCAATAGGTTTTCCTAAAGACTTATACTCTAATTGTTGGTGCAAGAAATCAACCTCCTTTCGGAGATTATCATTCTCTTTTTCCAATACTTCAATATGTTCTTGGTAAACAATAATCATATTTTCTAGTTTAAGGTTTTCGGATTCTAATTTCCAATCCACACTACGCCACTAATGCGGTCATAATTAGTTATTAATTTAATGTTTTCTTTATACATCACCATCTTTACGATTCTCCGAATAATGTACGTCAAACTCACCACCAGGATATCTTGCCTTTAACTTCTCTACATTCATCTCAATGATTTCATTGAAGTCAGTATCAAGTGCCATACATGCCTGTGCAACATACCACATTATATCTCCAAGTTCTCTTTTCATATGAAAGATGTTCTCATCATTCACAGGTTTGCCTTGGAACACCATCTTCTTTACTACTTCAGTAAACTCACCACCTTCAGCACAAATACCAAGAGCAGCAGTTAATAAACGATGAACAGGTATTCCATCAGGATCTTTCTGTATCTCAAAACACCTAGAGTTAAATGAAATATAATCGTTCGATTCTTTAGATGTTACTGCGTCTACAAACTCAGTATACTTTTGGGTATCTACTTGCTTTGTCATTTTATCTTTATAAAATTGTTGTGTCCACCCATCATTGTAAGGTGAATCTGCCATTATTATAGTATTAGGATCAATATTTGTCAATGTACATCAATCTCCATTCCATATAAACCATCAAAATTACCAACAACTCCACTAGGAAATCCATTAAAAGACATTGTATATCTAGGAGCAGATGATGTATTCGCTGGCACACCATGATGCATACACGACGGAAAGATAAGTAAATCTCCAATACTGCACTCTACAACATCTCTAATACAAATTTTACCCAACTCTGGATTATGTAAAGTTAAAAATGGATTATATCCATTACCTGCCCACATATCATCAATTTCAAAAACGGTATCTGCATTTTTCCAACAATCAGCAAAATATAAAACTGAGCTCATATAGGCATTAGGATGATAATGCATTCTATGCCATTGATCAGTTTCAGATCTGTTACCCCAAGACTGTACTATTTTTATTTCATCACAATTCAACTTCATCGTATCTTTAACCTGATTCATACACTTAGAAACCCAATCATGAATTTCTTGATATTTTATTTTTCGATTCAATCTAATATCTACTGTCTGCCCTGTTGTTCCAGGTTCTTTGATTCCTTCTTTAATTTTTTCAGAATCAAATTCCTCTTTCATCAATTCAGTTAATGTTCTATCAAGTAGATGAAGTTCACATTTAAATTTGAATATTCTTTGTGGTGCAATGTTAACTAATTCCATAATTATTCTTTAAATTTAAAATCTTTAAAAGATTTCATTTTATTTTTGGTTTGTTCCATAGGAGTATACTCCTCCTCTTTTCCAGTATCGAGGATATCCTCTTGTGCTTTTTGTTCTACATCATACAATCTCATCTTTGCTCTGTCAATACCCACCACAAATCTCTTGAAGATAGTAGGATCGTTGTACCTATTCTTCAACTGTTTAACCATTATCTGGTTTAATCCTTCCAACTCCTCAGTAGATATGAGAGCGAACATAAGGTCAGCAGTAGCAGGGAGTCCAAAGGATTCTGAA